ACCAGCACTTACAGTTGCAGGTGCCGTTGCGGTTCCACCTGTAAGACCACCAAGAGTAGTAACTGCGATGTTGTCTCCAGATACTGAATAAGAAGAACCAAGTCTTGTAGATTGGACTGCGGGTCCTTCTACTGACAGTTGAACTGAAGAAGAAATTTTGCTAGTAAGATCGGCATGTGCTGGTGCCGCCATCAGTAACATTCCAAAAGCAAACAATGCTTTTTTCATAATAGTTGAATGTATATTCTGAAATATTTATAAATAACAGTGAGACCTTTCGTGCGGTCTCTACAAAAGTCGGAACACCCTAAAGAGAGATACGGTTTTCACTGTATCTCTCTTTTTCGTTTTTGTTATAATTAGTAATGAATGCCTTCGGGGTTCACAAAACACAAACTCGCTTTTAAAGGAGCTACTATAATGACGGGACTTACAAAGTTCACAACAAAGGATCTTAATGCCATTGTCGATGCTGTAGAAAAATACAGCATTGGATTTGATGATTTGTTCTATAGACTTCATTCTTATGGAGTAGGCACACCGCAAAATTCATATCCTCCATATAACTTGGTTAAAATTGATGAAGAATATTATCGAATTGAACTAGCACTTGCTGGTTGGAAAAAGGATGAAGTAGAAGTTTCTACTCAATCTGGAGTGCTATTGATAAAATCAATCGATAAGAAAGAAGAATCTTCCGGCGATTATATGCACAGAGGAGTTGCAAAAAGATCTTTTGCAAGAGGATTTAATTTACATGATAATATGAAAGTTGATAATGTAAAATTTGAAGATGGAATGCTGACTGTAACTGTTCAGAAAATTCTTCCAGAACATCAGAAATTAAAAACGTATAGTATTGAATAAAAGATAAATAATTTTAAAGCAATTTATAGGCAAGTGAAATCTTTTCAGTCTCTCAGATTAACTCTGATGTATAATAATAAATTGAATATTAAATTTTGGGAGGACGGAGTTATTCGTCCCGAAGTGAAAGATAAACTTATGCAAATTGGAAACAAATGGGCAGAGTTTTCTAAGATTCCATCTGATGCTATTAAAGATTTCATTCTTGTTGGCGGTAATGCAAACTACAACTACACAAGATTTTCCGATCTTGATTTACATTTAGTTGTAGATAAAAGTAAAATAGCAGACTGCCCAGAATTGCTAGATGATTATTTGAGAGACAAAAAGAAACTGTGGGCATTAGTCCACGACATAAAGATCTATTCTCATCCTGTTGAATTATATGCTCAGGATGAGAATGATCCATTGCCAGCCAATCAAGGCGTATATTCCTTGACAAAAAATCAATGGATTATGGAACCACGCAAGGTTGAAGTCGATCTTACAGACCCCTTGCTTTTTAGAAAGGTTCGTGATATGATGGAAAAGATTGATGATCTTATAGAAAACGAAGCAGATGATCCTGATGTTTTGAAAAAACTTCAGAAAAAGATTCGTGATATGAGAGCATCTGCCATTCAACAGGGTGGAGAGTTTGCACTTGAGAATCTTGTATTCAAAGAGTTACGCAATCGTGGATACCTTGATAAACTTTCAAACCACATTAGACATTTAGAAGACACTAATTTATCACTATGACCGTTAAAGTTATGCTCCTGAAGTCAGGAGAAGATGTTATCTCTGATGCAAAAGAAGTTCTTAATCGTGATGAAAATAACATCATTGCGTATCACTTGACCAATCCCTTTGTAATGCAATTGACTACATCGGAAGATGATGAAATTGAGATTGAAGGTGAAGAGTCTGTTCCTAGGACTAAATTTCAAGTAGCTTATACTCACTGGGCACCTTTGTCTGCACAGCGTGAGTTTATTATTCCTGCAGATTGGGTAGTGACTATTTACGATCCCCATGAAAATATCTACAAGGATTATTGTAAGAAGCACAATATCACTGAAGAGAAACCTGAAGAATCTGAAGAACCAGCAACTCCTGCTCCTGTAGAAGTTGTTGAGTGATGGAAATTAAACTAATCCTCCTTCGTAATGGTACTTATTTAATCTCTCAAATTTCTGAGATGGATATGGAACCATCATGCTTCTTGTCAGATCCTATGGAAATTGTTGAAGGAGACTTTGGCGTGGTTCTTCAGAAATTTCCTAGGTATGCAAATCAAAGAAATGTCTTGCTTTATTCGGAATCTCTTGCTACACTGGTGGAACCGGATCCCCAAATCCTAACCAAGTACCAAGCACTCCTTCCACCTGATGACGAAGAACTTCTACAGTAATGTATTTCTTTCTGGGGAAACCATCTATTATATTGGATACGAAAATGGCGAACGTGTTCAATATAAAGATCAGTTTTCCCCAGTTTTATTTGCACAGACTAATAAACAAACTGAATATAAAACCTTAGATGGTAATTACGCTCAAAAGTTTGAGTTTGGTGGTATTAATGATGCCAAAGAATTTATCAACAATCACAAGGACGTAGAAAATTTTAAAATTTATGGTAACGATAAATTTTTGTATCAGTACCTGAATTCTAATTTTACTGAAGAGATTGATTATGATAAATCGCTATTAAAAATCTACACCATTGACATTGAGACTACTGCTGAAAACGGATTTCCTGATGTAAAGGAAACTATAGAAGAGATTCTTTGCCTTTCTATTAAAGATTTTACAAGTAAGAAAATTATTGTTTGGGGTACTAGAGAGTATGATAACTCTCGTAGTGATGTTGAGTATCGGGTATTCTGGAAAGAGCAGGAAATGCTAATTGACTTCCTTAATTGGTGGTCTACAAATACTCCAGATATTGTTACTGGATGGAACGTTGATCTATTTGATATTCCATATATTTGTAAACGTATTGATCGTATACTTTCATCCAAGCATATGAAATCTCTTTCTCCTTGGAATAAAGTATATGAAAAAGAGGTTGAGGTTACGGGCAGAGACTATATTAAATTTGATATAGTTGGTGTTAGCATCTTAGATTATTTGGATCTCTATAAGAAGTTTACCTACAAGGCACAGTCTTCTTATAGACTTGATTATATTGCTGACGTTGAACTTGGACAGAAGAAACTCGATCACTCAGAGTTTGGTACTTTCCGGGAATTCTATACTAACGATTGGCAAAAGTTTGTAACGTATAACATTCATGACGTTGAACTTGTTGACCGGTTGGAAGACAAGATGAAGCTGATTGATCTTGCTCTTACACTTGCATATGATGCAAAGGTGAACTATACAGATGTTTACTATCAGGTAAGAATGTGGGATCAAATTATTTACAACGAACTTACTAAACGAAATATAGTTATTCCCCCAAACGAAAGAAATGAAAAGGATGCTAAGTATGCTGGTGCGTATGTTAAAGAACCTGTTCCAGGAATGTATGAATGGGTGGTTAGTTTTGACCTCAACTCGCTCTACCCTCATCTCATTATGCAGTACAATATCTCGCCGGAAACCTTATTACCAAACCGACACCCATCGGCAACGGTAGATAAGATTTTAAATCAAGAACTAGATTTTAGTGATCTTGATGGTAGGACTGTTTGTGCCAATGGTGCTTTTTATGATACAACTCGACGTGGGTTTCTTCCAGAACTTATGGAAAAGATCTACAATGAGAGGAAGATTTATAAGAAGCAAATGCTTGTTGCTCAAGCTGAGTACGATAAGAATCCTACTCCAGAACTGATGAAAGATATTACCAAGTTTAATAACTTTCAGATGGCACGTAAGATTCAACTTAACAGTGCTTATGGTGCAATTGGAAACCAGTATTTTCGATATTATAAATTGACAAATGCTGAAGCAATTACTTTGTCTGGTCAGGTTTCTATTCGTTGGATTGCTAATAAGATGAACGAGTATCTAAATAACCTTTTACAAACGACAGAAACCGATTATGTCATCGCTATCGATACCGATTCGATCTATCTTAATCTTGGACCTCTTGTTGATAAATTTTTTAGTGCTAGGTCTAGTGACAAGGCAGCAATTGCTAAAGTATTGGATAAGATCTGTGGGGAGAAACTGGAACCGTTCATCGAACAGAGTTATCAGGAACTTGCGGATTATGTCTCGGCTTATGAGCAGAAGATGATTATGAAGCGAGAGAACATTGCAAACAAAGGCATTTGGACTGCAAAGAAAAGATACATTTTAAATGTTCTTGTTGATGAAGCAACAGTTCTCACCAAACCAAAACTAAAGATTATGGGTTTGGAAGCAGTAAAATCTTCTACACCAGCACCATGCCGAAGTAAAATTAAAAATGCATTTGATTTGATTATGAGTGGTACTGAGGAAGATGTAATTAAATTCATCGATGATTTTAGAAATGAATTTTACAGTCTGCCTCCTGAAGAAATTGCATTTCCAAGAAGCGTTAGGGGATTGACAAAATGGAGAGACCCTGTTACTCTGTATAAGAAGAGCTGTCCTATCCACGTAAGGGGTTCTTTGCTATACAACTTCCAATTAAATAAAAACAATCTATTCCATAAGTACCCTCGCATCCAAGAGGGAGATAAAATTAAATACATTTATCTTAAGACTCCAAACAAACTTGGAGAAAATGTTTTTTCTTTTGTGTCTGACTTTCCTACGGAAGTTAACCTAGAGAAATACGTGGACTATAAATTACAATTCCAAAAGTCATTCTTAGATCCTTTAAAGATTGTATTGGATGCTATTGGTTGGCGCACAGAACAAACAGCAAACTTAGATTTTCTATTCGCATAACTTATGTTTGAAACACTTGCAAAAGAAGCAAAGAACGAGTATCTTAATCTTGTCTCTGATCTTGAACGTGGTCAGGGATTTATTGATACTGGATCTTATATTTTAAATGCTGCGGTAAGCGGTAGCATTTATGGTGGAATCCCCGATAATAAAGTTACTGGTCTTGCGGGTGAGCAATCAACTGGTAAGACTTATTATGCAATTGAAATTGCTAAACACTTTCTTAATCAAAATCCAGATGGAGCAGTATTTTATTTTGATACAGAGTCTGCAACTTCTGCTGATATCTTCATTGATCGTGGAGTAGATCCCGATCGAGTTTGGTTGTTTCCCGTAGATACGCTTGAAGAATTTCGTACTCAAATCATTCGCATCTTAGACAATATGCTAAAAATGAAAGAGAGTGAACGAAAGCCATTGTTTATTGTTCTAGACTCTCTTGGTATGCTTCCTTCATCTAAAGAACTTACAGATGCTTTGGATGATAAACAAGTACGTGATATGACAAAGGCACAAGTAATTAAATCTATCTTTAGAATTATTACTAGTAAACTCGGGAAACTTAAAGTTCCTATGGTAGTAACTAATCATACCTATAAAACGATGAACATGTATGGTGAACAAACGGATATGGGCGGCGGCAGCGGACTTAAGTATGCAGCTTCTTCTATCATTATGTTGTCCAAGTCGAAGGAAAAGGATGGAGATGAAGTTGTTGGTAATATAATTAAAGCAAAAATGAACAAGTCTCGCTTTACAAAAGAAGCAACAGTATCACCAACTAGACTCTTTTTCGATGAACGTGGTCTTGACAAATATTATGGATTGGTTCAACTTGCTGAGAAGTATGGTATCTTTGAAAAATCAGGAAAGTATTTTGTTATTGATGAAAAGAAGTATTATGAGTCTGCCATTGTAAAAGAACCAGAAAAGTTTTTTACTCCAGAAGTTTTAGAGAAATTAGATTGGGCAGCACAACAAGAATATAAATTGGGAGAAAAATGAATAGAGTACAGGACTTTATAAAAGTATATGATAATGTATTTGACGAAAAGTACTGTAAATATCTAATCAAGTATATCAATACTGGTAGTCCTGAATTTATTGATTATGACAACAGACCTAAGTTCCAGCAAATAGTTTTCAAAAAGGAAATGGTACAGGTCTGTGTCGATAAGATAAATCCTTTTTTAGACAAATATGTAAACACTGTTGGTTGCGAAGAGTGGTTGCCAGAAGAATATACATATGAATATCCACGGGTTAAAAAATACAGAAAGGGGACCGATGACCAATTTGCATCTCATGTAGATGTAACTGATCATTCTTCTTCACGAAGATTTCTATCATTTTTAGTATATCTAAATGATGTTGAAACTGGAGGAGAAACAAAATTTCTTGGCATAGGCAAGCATATCCGCCCAAAGTGTGGTAGGATGTTAGTGTTCCCTCCCGTGTGGACATTTCCTCATCAAGGAAATCCATCCCCCCTTGTGGACAAGTACATCCTAAGCACCTATTTGCATTATCTATGAATACTATCGAGACCACGATTCTTAAAAATCTAGTATGTGATGATGTGTTTAGGCGACAGGTGTATCCATACTTAAAAAAAGAATACTTTGAAGACAAATTTAATAAAGTACTATTTGAAATAGTATCTGAATTTATTACTAAGTATCAGAAGTGTCCTAGTAAAGAGAGTCTTCAGATTGATCTTCAAAATATGAAGCATCTTACTGAGGAGATTTACACCAATGTTACTACACTAATTAATAATCTTGAAGCAGAGCCAGTTGATTATCAATGGTTGATTGATTCTTCAGAAGAATGGTGTAGGAACAGAGCAATCTATCTTTCTCTTCTTGAGAGTATTAGAATCGCTGATGGCGAAGACCAAGAAAAGGATATGGGTTATATACCTCATATCCTTTCTGATGCTATTGCAGTTTCATTTGACAATAGAATAGGACATAACTACTTTGAGGACTATGAAGAAAGATTTGAATCTTATAGCAAAGTAGAAAGTAAAATTCCATTTGATCTTGATATGTTTAACAAGATCACTAAAGGTGGAATTCCCAACAAAACATTGAATGTTATTCTTGCAGGAACTGGCGTGGGTAAATCCCTTGCCATGTGTCATTTTGCAGCAGCAACTTTACTACAAGGCAAAAATGTTTTGTACATTACTTGTGAGATGTCAGAAGAAAAGATTGCAGAACGTATTGATGCAAACTTGATGTCTGTTAATATCAAGGATCTTCCTACTCTTCCTCTTCAAATTGTTTCAAACAAAGTAGATAGTTTGATTAAGAAGACAAATGGAAAACTTGTCATTAAGGAGTATCCTACTGCATCTGCCCATGTGGGACATTTTAGGTCTCTTCTTAGTGATTTGTCTCTCAAGAAAAGTTTTAGACCCGATATTATCTTTGTGGATTACCTTAATATTTGTACATCCCAAAGGTTTAA